CCGCCCGGCCTTGCGCCGGGCCGGGCGGGGCACAGGGGGGATACCCGTGGAGGTCCGCATGGATCGCATCCTGTCCCTGTTCGCGTGGCTGCAAACCCGCAAGCCGCGCATGGTCTGGTCCGCCTCGGCCACGTTCCTGCTGGGGCTCGCCGTCGCCCTCGTCGCGCCGCACCAACTGGTCGTGCTGCTCTACAAGCTGGTCTGCCTCACCGCCGGGGCCGTGGTGCTCTTCATGGTGATGCGTGAGCTGCTGGACTGCAACCGGCCCGGCCGGTTGCTGCTGCCGCCGGGCGCGGACGGCTTCCGCGAGGCCCGGCCCGGCAGCCAGGTGCGGCTCTGGATCGCCATCACGCTCCAGGGCCTGGCCGCCATCGCCGGAGCCTTGGCCATGGCGCTGGCGCTGTAGGAGCTGGGCATGCGCCGCCTGATGCTCGCGCTCGTCGCGCTCCTGGCCTGCTGCACCCTGGCCCATGCCGCCGAGCCCATCCCCGCCGCCGCGCTCAAGTACCGTTCGGAAGTGATCCGCGCGGCCCGCTGCGAGGCCGGGCTGTCCGCTCCCGTGGCCGTGTTCGCGGCGCAGCTGGAGCAGGAGAGCGGCTGGAACCCAGGGGCCGTCAGCCCCGTGGGCGCGCGCGGCCTGGGCCAATTCATGCCGGCCACGGCTCGCGACATGGGCCGCATGCGCCCGGACCTCGGCGTGGCTGCGCCCACCAACCCCGGCTGGGCCATCCGCGCGCTGGTCGCCTACGACATGCAGAACCTCAAGCGCATCCGCGCGGCCACCCCCGCCGACGCCTGGGCCATGGCGCTCGCCGCGTACAACGGCGGGCTGGGCTGGGTGTGGCGCGATGCGGCCCTGGCCGCGCGCCAGGGCCTCGACCCCACCAGGTGGTGGGGCAATGTGGAAACCGTCAACGCCGGGCGGTCCATCGCCGCCAAGCGCGAGAACACGGGCTACCCGCGCGCGATCCTGCTGCGCCGCCAGCCCAAGTACCTGGCCTGGGGGCCGGGCGTTGACTGCTCGGGGGTGCGCCGATGAATTGGCTCAAGGCTCTCTGGTCCTGGGGCGGCACGGCCCTGTCCTGGCTGGGCGGCGTGAACCTCACGCCCTGGCTGCTCGTTCTGGCCCTGGCCGGGTCTCTGGGCGGGGCCTGGTGGGGGTGGAACCACGGCAGCGCGAGCGCGCGCAACGAGCTGACGGCCGAGTACAACGCCAACGTGGCCGCCGCCTACCGCGAGGCTGCGGCCAAACAACAGGCGGCCATCACCCGCGCCAACGGCCTGGCCATGGAGGTCTACAACACCCGGCGCGGCCTGGACGCGGCGCGCGCCAACATCACCAGGAGGATGCCCCATGCGGTTGCTACGGTGCCTGCTGCTTGCACTTTTGGCCCTGAGTTCGTGGAGCTGCTCAATGACGCCTTCGGCCTGCCCGCCGCCGATCATCATCGAGAGGCCGGTTCCGGCGGAAATCAAGGCAACGCCACGGCCGCCGGACCGGCTGACGCCGGGGTACGCCAAGACGCATCCGTGATGGACCTGGCCGCGTGGCTGCGCGACGTGGGCCGCTGGTGCCGTGAGACCCAGGCCGTGAGCGCCGCGCGGCTCAAGCTTTTGGAGGATGCGCCGTGACGCTCGCCGAATTCGCCGCGACACCCCAGGGCTGGGTGCTCCTGCTCACCGGAGTGATCGGAGCTGTGCAGCTGCTGTCACTGTGGGGCTGGTGGTCCATGCGCAAGGCCTTTGTGACCTCCAAGGCGTGCGCGGAATGCCGCACAGCCTGCCGCAAGGAGGTGGACGCGCGCCTGGGCAAGCAGGAATCCAGCGCCGGGGAGCTGCACGACAAGGTTTCCCAGGCCGCTCCGGCGGCCGAGCTGGCCAAGGCGGCCACGGCCGACGAGGCCCTGCGCGGCGACATCAAGGCGCTGACCGCCACCATTGAGGGGCTCCAGGAACAGCAGCGGGCGCTGGCGCGCCAGGTGGGCCTGCTCATGCAACATCATCTGGGAGGGGGACGGTGAACAGTTTTGAACGCCTGCTGACCGAGGACCGCCGGCTCATGATCCTGCGGCTCCTGGCCGAGGACCCCGGCTACCAGGCCAATGTCTACGTGCTGCGCCCGGCGCTTGAGGCCGTGGGCCACACCGTGAGCCATGACCGCCTGGAGGCGGACCTGGCCTGGCTGGCCGAGCAGGGGCTTGTCACCGTGGGCGAGGCCTCGCACGTCACCGTGGGCAAGCTCACCGCGCGCGGCGCGGACGTGGCCGTCGGCCGCGCAACCGTGCCCGGCGTCAAGCGGCCCGAGCCCGGCTCTGATCCGGTAGGGGCGTAGGGCCATGGCCGGCAAGTCCAAGGTGCTGCGCCTGTCGCCGGAGCTGCGCGAGCAGATCGGCGCGCTCGTCGCCCAGGGCCGGACCCTGGACGAGATCACCACGCACCTGCGCGAGCTGGGCGCGGACGTGTCCCGTTCCGCGCTCGGGCGCTACAAGCAGAGCCTCGACAAGGTGGGGGAGAAGCTGCGCCGTAGCCGCGAGGTGGCCGAGGCCCTCGTCCAAAAGCTGGGGGCCGCGCCCGAGTCCAAGGCCACGCGCCTTAATGTGGAGCTGATGCACGGCGCGCTGCTCGACCTCCTGCTCAAGGTCAACGAGGAGGGCGACTCCGAGAACGCCGACGCCGTCACCCTGGAGCCCATGGGGGCCATGCTCCTGGCCAAGGCCCTGGACCACCTTTCGCGCGCCAGCAAGGCCGACGCCGATCTGGTGGGCAAGATCCGCGAGCAGGCCGCGCGCGAGGCCCAGGCCAGGTTGGACCGGGCCGTGGCCGCCGCCGGCGGCGAGGCCAGGGGCGGCGCGCTCACGCCCGAAGAGGTACTGAAGCGCGTGCGGGCCATCTACCGCGGGGAGGCGTGTTCCCGTGGCCGGCATCCTGCTGCCGTATCAGCGCCGCTGGGTGGATGATCCCGCCCGCTTCAAGATCGGCATGTTCGCCCGGCAGACGGGCAAGACCTTCTCCACCACCCTGGAGATCGCCGAGGACATCCTGGCCCACGATGTGGCCGGCACGCGCGCACGCTGGGTCATCCTTTCCCGCGGCGAGCGCCAGGCCAAGGAGGCCATGGACGAGGGCCTGAAGCTGCACCTGCGGGCCATGGGCATGGCCTTCGAGGCCGTGGAGGGCGATTCCGGCTACCGCTACGAGGACGGTTCCAGCATCAAGGCCCTGGAGGTGCTCCTCAAGAACGGCTCGCGCGTCACGGCCCTGCCGGCCAATCCGGACACGGCGCGCGGCTTCTCGGCCAACGTGTTCCTGGACGAATTCGCCTTCCACAAGGACTCCCGCGCCATCTGGAAGGCGCTCTTTCCTGTCATCTCCAGGCCGGGGCTCAAGCTGCGCGTGGTTTCCACGCCCAACGGCAAGGGCAACAAGTTCTTCGACCTGATGACCGGCAAGGGGGAGCGCTGGAGCCGCCACGTGGTGGACATCCACCACGCCGTGGCCGAGGGGCTGGAGCGCGATGTGGACGAGCTGCGCGAGGGCTGCGCCGACGAGGACGCCTGGCTGCAGGAGTTCGAGCTGCAGTGGCTCGACGAATCCTCGGCCTGGCTGCCCTACGAGCTCATCAACGGCTGCGAGCACGACCGCGCCGGCCTGCCGGCGGCATACGCCGGCGGTCCGTGCTTCCTGGGCGTGGACATCGGCGCGCGCAAAGACCTCTTCGTCATCTGGGTGCTGGAGGCCGTGGGCGACGTGCTCTGGACGCGGGAGGTCAGCGCCCGGCGGCGCATCCCCTTTGCCGAGCAGGACCGCCTGCTGGACGAGGCCTTCGGCCGCTACCGCGTCATCCGTTGCTGCATGGACCAGACCGGCATGGGCGAGAAGCCGGTTGAGGACGCCCAGGCCCGCCACGGCTCGCTACGCGTGGAGGGCGTGCTCTTCACCGGTGCGAACAAGCTCACCCTGGCCACCGGCGGCAAGGAGTCCTTCGAGGACCGCCGCATCCGAATTCCCATGGGCGACAAGGACATCCGCGCGGACCTGCACAAGCTGCAGCGCGTCACCGGCCCCACGGGCGCGCCTCGCTTCGTGGCCGAAAGCGACGCGGCGGGCCACGCGGACCGCGCCTGGGCCTGCTTCCTGGCCGTGAACGCGGCCGGCCGGCCCGTGGTGCCCATCGAATTCAAAACCCTTGACCAGCCTCGCTTCGCCACCAGGCTGGACGACTTTTAGGAGCCCGCCATGCAGAAGCCAGCCCCGAAGGAGCTGCGGCAGGAGATCGCCACCGCCGAGAAGGACATCCTGTACCCGCTCTTTGACGGCATCCTGCGCAACGCCGACGACACCCTGCTCACCCGCGGCGGGGCCGAGGGGCTCAAGATCTACGACACCCTGGAACGGGACTGCCTGGTCTACGGCCTCTTGAACAAGCGCAAGCTGGCCGTCACCGCGCGCCCGTGGGAGGTGGTGCCCGGCGGCGACGGCCCCCTGGACAAGCGCGCGGCGGAGCTGGCCCGCGCCATGCTTGAGGCCCTGGGCTTCGATTTCCTGTGCTACAACCTGCTGGATGCCATTCTCAAGGGTTTCTCCGTGGGCGAGGTCATCTGGGACCGGGACGGCACCACCATCTACCCGCGCCAGATCAAACCCAAGGACCAGCGCCGCTTCACTTTCGACGCCGCGAACAAGCCGCGCCTCTTGACGCACCAGGATATGTACCACGGCGAACCCCTGTCGGAGCGCAAGTTCATCGTCCACTCTAACGGGGCCAAGGACGGCAGTCCCTACGGCCTGGGCCTGGGCACGCGCCTGTTCTGGATGGTGCTCTTCAAGCGCGAGGACTTCCGTGCCTGGCTCACCTACCTGGACAAGTACTCGACCCCCACGGCCGTGGGCAAATACGGGCCTGGCGCGGGCGAGCCGGAGCAGCAGAAGCTCCTCGGGGCCATGGCGGCCATTGCGCGTGAGGCTTGCGTGGCCATCCCCGAAGGGACCACCATCGAGCTGCTGGAGGCCAAACGCGCGGGTGCGGGCAGCCACGAGGAGTTCGTGCGCTACCTGGACGAACAGATCGCCTACGCCATCCTGGGCGACGCTCCGGGGTCCAGGGACTCCGGCGGCGCGCTGGCCAGCGCCGCGATCCTGCGCAACGAGGTGCGGCTGGAGCTGGTGGCGGCCGACGCCGACCTGCTTTCCGCCACGCTCAACGAGACGCTCATGACGTGGATCGCCGAGCTGAATGTGCCCGGCGCGATCCCGCCCAAGGTCTGGCGCGAGGTGAAGCCGGCCGAGGACATGAAGGCGCGCGCCGAGCGCGACCGCGCCCTGTCCGTCCTGGGCTTCCGGCCCACGCTCAAGAGCGTGCAGGAGGCCTACGGCGGCGAGTGGGAGCCCATCCCCGGATTCGGCGCGGGCAAGGGCGGCGCAGGCGCGCAGCCGGCCATGCCGGAGAGCGATGCCTCGGCCTTTGCCGAGGGCGAGGGCTTCCCGGACCAGGACGCCCTGGACGCGGCCGTGGACAGCCTGCCCGGAGACGAGCTGGACCAGGCCATGCGCGCCATGCTCCGGCCCGTGGTGCAGCTGCTGGCCAGCGGGGCGAGCGCCGAGGACGCCATGACCAGGCTGGCGGACATCTTCCCGGATCTGGACGCCACCGCCCTGGCCACCAGGCTGGCCCAGGCCATGTTCGTGGCCGAGGTGTGGGGGCGGCTGGCGGCCAAGGCCGAGGGTTAGGCCATGCCGGACGCACCGGACCTTTCCTACGCCCTGAATCTCCCGCCCGAGAAGGCCATCGCTTACTTCGAGGCCAAGGGCTACGAGTTCTCCTGGGACTGGCGCGAGGTGTGGCAGGAAGCCCACGCCAAGGCGTTCACCGTGGCCGGGGTCATGAAGGCCGACGTGCTGGCGGAGATTCGCGCGGGTGTCGGGCAGGCGTTGAAGGAGGGCAAAACGCTCTCGCAGTTCGAGCGCGAGCTGGAGCCCCTGCTCAAGCGCCGCGGCTGGCAGGGCAAGGGCGAGATCCGCGACGCGCTCACCGGCGAGGTGGCGGGCCGCCGCCTCGGCCCGCACCGGCTCACCACCATCTACCGCACCAACATGCAGACCAGCTACATGGCCGGCCGGTACAAGAGCTTCGCCGAGAACGCCTCGGCCCGGCCCTATTGGGAATACGTGGCGGTCATGGACGCCCGCACCCGGCCCGAGCACGCGGCCTTGAACGGCACTGTGCTGCCCGCCGGCGA